AGGGGGTAAAATAGTAAAAGGGTCTGGGAAATTAGTGTCTGGAATAATCGGCACTTCATTCTTCTCAGAAAAATCATACCAAGCATCTTGATGTTCAATTAAAGATAAAACAACACTAAAGTCTGGATTAATACCCATAGCCACTACTCTAAATGGCTTTTGACTAAATCCTGTAATTGATGAAGTCACACTTACTAAATCACCAATAGATAAATCTAATGCTTCATAATTAGCTGTTAATTCAACAGATAAACTATTTCTACTTCTGCTTAATACAATTTCTGCAAATTCTTGTGCTTGATAAGGATTAGTGATAGTGGGTAAATCAATAACCCCTTCTTGTAAGAAACCACCATCATCAGCTTTTAAGGTTGCGTGATTATCATCATAAACAATCGTATCCGATTGATAGTTTCTGTCTGGGTTAATAAAGTTAGCAACTACTCTATTGTATTTTTGATTCTTTTTTTCACTATTAACCTTTAAACCACCTATGATATTATCTTCTGTTAAGTCAAAAGTTGTATCACCAGAAGTTTCAATAATTAATTTATAGACACCTTTGGAATAAGGTAAAAATCCCCTCATTCCTTTTAAAAGTATTCTGGTATTCTCTATAATCTTTTTGCTAGTATCAATAACAGCATTACATTGAAACAATGGAATATTAGATGCTCCACTATACGGAGTAACTTCAGTATCAGCTACTAGAGATGCATCATAAAAACTTTGTTTATCTAAATCACCAAAACTAATTCCTTTTCCATATCTATCATTTGTTAAATAATCTAATAAACAAAAGGCAGGATTATCTGAATAAGTATTTTCAGTAATAGTTAGATTACTATTAATAACAGGAACTTTTTTTCCTTCTAGTTCTACTAAAATAGTTGGTATTCCAGAATATTTATCCCTATCCCATTTAAAACGGAATGCAATATAGGCTAATCCAGATAGCTTGTGATTGCTTCCCCAACTAGATAAAGTTGTTAGTAATGATGATGCAACTTGATTATCTTTCCCATAAAAAGGTTGTATTCTTATCGTATCACCATAACGAGTATCATCAGAAGTGATTGCTGTTCCATGTGCAAAAGAACCACTAAAAGTTATTTCACTATCATTAACTATGACTTTGGTAATGTCATTGATTTCACCTTCACATAAAACCAATGCTCCATACAAATATTGATTATCTGTTCCGGAAGTTTCTAAAAAGACCCTTGTACCACCAATTCTACGTTTTCCATAGACAATAGGGATATCAGCGTTATTAGATTGTTTATTAACTAATGCACCTGTTGCTTCATCTTCTTGCTGAAAGTCTGGTATATCTGGTTTAGGTGCTAACCATTGAATGGACTTAGAAATTACAATGCCACTAATTATATTTATAAAAATTGAAGCCCAATCAAACGGCATTATTCTCTACCCCATTTAATATCTTGAACAGTTAGTGCTGAAAATTCCATACCTTTGTCATTAGCAAAAAATGATTGTTGTGAACCTTCGTTTGTTTTTCTTCCACCAACTCTACTAAAATCTGCAAAATGTGAAGTACAACTTAATACTAATCTTCCATTGTTTGTATTAATAGAATAACTTTCAATAAATCCTTTATCATAATTGAATGTACCTATAATCTCATCATTCTCATCAAGTAAAGCTACATCTACTTTAACTTCATCATTACTGACATTGTTATTTAAAACCAAAGAAACAAATGTGCTTTCTACTGCTGATAGTTCTATTTGGAAACTAGAAATATTTAATTCACTAGATTCAGATTTACCACCGATAGATAATAAATGACCACTAGCAGTATAGGTTGTACCATCATCCCAGTTACCTGTTCTGTCATCCCATATTCCTAAAGCATCATCCCAAACATCTGCTTGAACAATATCTTTATAATGATTAGTAAATCTTTGAACTGTAGGAAACTTTATTTCTACTAAAGCAATCGCTTTAATGTTTTGATTGTTTAGTTGTGCTAGTAAGGCAGTAGATAAACCTCTGGGCATTATAACGCCTCAATGAAATCTACTTCAAATCTGTATAGTGAATCAATTCCAGTGTTAAAAGTCTGAATGTCATTTGTCAATCTAACTCTAAAAGGAACATTGTCATAAATAATATCTTCATCACTTAGCACATCTTCTCTTAATGGAGGCTCAATAGTAATTGTAGCTAATTCATTAATATCTCCTGTAGCATCTTCTACGACCATATAAACTTTAGAATGACCATTAAATTTAATCATATCCCCTGCTTTTAAAGTACCCACTATATTTTGAATTTGAACTGATGTAACACCTGCACTGTATCCAGTGTATGTAGATAACAAACCAGAAACATCACCTTGAGCATTTGATATAACAGGTGGAATAACAGTAAAGGTTTCTTTTTGACTTCTTTGCTTCATTATGAACGCATAAACAGGAGCAAATTCTGCTCTAGTCATGGGTGGATAAGATGCTGAAAATTTAAATCTTTGACCATCTACTTGAACACTAAACATCTTTCCACTATCGCTAGTAGATGTGATTGTTTTTTGTTCAGAGCTAAAATTGATAGCATTAAAAACTGGTGTTGTTGGGTATGAACCTGACATTAGACTAAAGCTTCCTTCCCTTGCCTATTAAGAGCATCATTAATAACATTAATAATCGTACTTCTTCTACTGGTCAATAACTCATCTATTCCTCTAGCATCAACTGTGTTAATAGTGAAACTAACATTAGTTGTTCCTGTGCCTTCTAATTTATTGTTAGGAATTATTGTACCTGATGTACTGGGTTGAAAAAGTTCAGCACCCCTCTCCCCAACTAAATAAGATTTACCTGCTGTTACAGAACCACCATTTGCTCTTGCACCACCAAAGATTGAAGAAACATCAACACCACCAATGCTAGTTACACCAAAGAATCCTAATGTTTTTTGTATTGCCAATAAAGCTTGTTGTCTTGCTATGATTCTTGCTATATCTGCAATAACAGACCTAGCAAAGTCTTTAAATGCAAATTTGCCAGTCATAATACTATCTGCTAAAGTATCAGCAAAACTATTAAATGTATTGGTAAACAATGTATCCAGTTGCATCGTTGTATTGCCTGCATCTTTTAATGCTTGAATAAAATTAGGGAATCTACCTCTGTTTAATTCATCTATTAATTTAGAATTATCTTGACCAATCTGACCAAATCTACCTAATTCAGTATTTGTATCTGGTAAAATATTCTTTGATATATCTGTTAATATTCTTTTTTGTGTTATTAATTCTTGATTAAATTTTAATGCACTTGATTGACCTTGGCTAAAAGCACTTGCTGAATTTTGATTTGTTTTTATAAATTCTTTTACTGTATTGTTTGTTTTCTTTATTTCTTCATCACTTTCTTGACCAAAAGCACCAGATAAAAATTCTAATTTTCTTAAATCTTCTAATAATAGTTTTTGCGTTTTTAATTCTTCTGTAAGTTTTTTTGTTGCTTCTATTTCATTGTCTGTGGGTAGAATACCTGCAAAATCAATTCCTTTATTAACTATTGCAGAAAAATCTATTGTTTCGTTACCTGCGTTTTTAATAGATTCTTCTAATTCTTTAATTCTTAATTCTGTACTTTTAATTGTAGGAGTAAATGGTTTTAATCCTTCTGTTATTGAATCTAACCCTTTAGAAACAGCTATTAACGATTTTGCTAATAAGTCAGAAACACCTGTTACTTCTGCAAATGTTCCTGCTAAATTTAAAAAACTATTCCCAACTGTTGTTGATGCTTGCCCAATTGTTGGTGATAATTTACTAAAAGCTTCGTTGATGTTTTCTGTCTCTGCTAGTAAAGCTTTAGCAATAATATCAGATGTAATTTTACCTTCTGAGCCTAATTTCTTTAGTTCTCCTCTAGTAACACCTAATTCTTTAGCAAAGATATCTAATAAAGGTGGAATGTTTTCAGAGATACTTCTAAATTCATCACCTTGTAATCTACCTGAAGCAAATGCTTGGGATAACTGTAATATACCTGAAGAAGCTTGTACTGCACCAACACCAGCAATACCAATTACTTTGTTTACATTTTCTGTAATTTGAGCTAATTGAGAGCTTTGTAGTCCTAAGCTTTTAGATTGTAAAGCTAACTTTTGGTATAATTCTACTGTCTCGGCAAAACCACCTCGTGTTCTTTGAGCTATATCAAATAATTCTTGTTGAACAAAAGCAAGTTCTTCAGTTGAGCTTGTAACTAATTTTAATCTATTTTGTAAATTCTGAAATGTATTCGCTAAATCTAAGAACTGCTTAATAACAACAGAACCAGCAACAGCAATTAAGACATTTTTAAAAGATATTAAACTTTGCTTTGTTCCTTCTGTGTTTTTCTTAACACTGTTGAAAGCTTGTTTAGTCCTATCATTTGCGAGGATGTCTATTTGGATTTGCTTTGCCATTTTGTTTTTGTTTTTCCTGTGTTATTTCTAAATAAGCTAACCAATGCATAAACTCATCAACTGACATTTGTTCAATCTCAGATGCTGTTTTATGTAATCTATCAGCTAGTGCGTAAATACAGTATAATTCTGAATCAGAATTTATTTTTTTTTTACTTCTT